GCTGCTGGTGAAACTGCAATATCAGTTGAAACCGCAGGTACTGACATTACGCTAAATCAATACGCTAATGGGTATTTGTATGTTAATGATGCAGCGGGTGAAGGGCAGATGCTTAGAATTAAATCTAATCCTGCACATGATCACTCGGCTGATCCTTCTATCGTAATTACTTGCTACGATGATTTAGCAACAGCTATAACCACCAGCTCAAGAGTAACTTTAATTCCTGATCCAAACAGTGCTTTAATTGGTCAAGCTGCTACAACCACAGGCGCAACAATGGGCGTCACAATCATAGATATGACAGCAGCGTATTATGGTTGGTTTGCAGTTTCAGGGCCAGCTACAGTATTAACTTCAGGAACACTTGTTGTTGGTAATCACGCTGTGCCTTTGGGTGCTGTTGGTGCTGTTGGGCCAGCCGCAGGGGATGTTATTCAAGTAATTGGTGTGGTTATGATTGTTAACGTAACTACTGATTATTCATTAATTAACCTGACGGGCATTATCTAGGTTACATATAAAAATTGATGTGGGGGCATTGCCCCCCTTCATAACAGGAGTAGATCATGGCTGATGTAGTTACAAGTCAAACGATTCAAGATGGCGCTCGTCAAGTTGTAATGAGCTTTACCAATGTGAGTGATGGAACTGGTGAAGGTGCGGTTAAAAAGGTTGATGTCTCTGCTTTAGAGTCAGATCCAGTGACAGGTGCTGCTTGTGATGGAGTAACTATTCAATCGCTTACATTCTCTAATTTTGGTATGAGCGTAAAACTTCTTTGGGATGCTTCTACAGATGTTTTAGCACTTCATTTACCTGCGGATTATGCAGATACATTAGATTTTGGTGATGGTGGATTAAAAAATAATTCAGGCTCAGGCAAAACCGGAGATATTATGTTGACTACAGTAGGTCATGGTTCTGGCGATGCCTATACAGTTACCTTAACGATGACTAAAAATTACGCATAGGAAATCATTATGAAAAAGCTAGAAATATTTCAAAATGGTACTTCAATGTACGCAGATACGATGGGTGATCCTATTTATCAGATAGGCTCTAAAAATTCTGAGGGTGGATATGACGTTGTTGTTTTCGATGCAATGACTAAAAAAGAAGCTGAGGCAAAACTAAAAGAGCTTAATCCAATTAAGGCTGCTCCAAAACCAGAGCCAAAACCAGAGCCAGAAAATAAAAATCCGGTTAAAAAGAAAGCAGTGCCTAAGAAAACAGCTAAGAAGAAGTAATTATGGCAATTAGTCGCGCACAGATAAGTAAACAAGTACGCAATGGGGTTTCTTCAAAAAAACCTAAAAAAAGGACTTTGACATTGCCGAATGGAGTTAAGAGAAAACCCAGAACTTTAAGCAAGGTTATGCACAAAGCAAGGAGATTGGGATAAATGGCTACTAGTGGAACTTATGCGTTTAATCTTGATTTAAGCGATATTCTTGAAGAAGCCTATGAACGGGCTGGCTTAGAGTTGCGTAGTGGCTATGATTACCGCACAGCAAGGCGTAGCTTGGATTTAATGTTTCTTGAATGGCAGAACAAGGGGTTAAACCTTTGGTCTGTACAGGAAGGCTCTCAGGCGCTTACAGCGGGTACTGGTCGTTATGCTTTGTCTAGTGACCAGCTAGATGTGATTGAGGCTTCTTTAAGGACGGATGATGGGGATGCTGATAAGCAGACCGATCTAACGATGAGTCGGATTTCAATTAGTCAGTATTCACATTTGACTAATAAGCTCACTCAAGGCCGTCCTATTCAATATTGGGTCGAAAAAGACCCAGGTGCTATAGCGTTAAATGTGTGGCCTGTGCCTGATGACGCAGAAACTTATAAAATCAACTATTACTATATACAGCGAGTAGAAGATACGGGGAGTCCGGCTTCTAACAATGCGGATATTCCTGCTCGATTTATGCCTTGTATGGCTGCTGGTCTGGCTTATTACATTAGCATAAAGCGACCTGAAGCTTCTGAAAGAGCGCCATTATTGAAGCAAATTTATGATGAGCAATGGGATTTAGCAGCAGATGCTGACAGAGATAAATCCTCGTTTTACATGGTTCCTGGCGGATATAGTCGATTATGAGCAGTTACGCAGCAGGAAAAAAAGCATTTGGATTCTGTGATCGAACAGGATTTCGTTATGCACTCAAGGATTTAGTGCCTCAGATTGAAAATGGCAGACCCAATGGGTTACTGGTAGGTCGTGATATGGTCGATGAAGACCAGCCTCAATTGCAATTAGGTAAGGTAAGAACCTTAGATCCACAGGCTTTGAGAAACCCAAGACCCGATCAAGCATTAGCAGAAAGCAGAAAACTTTTTGCTTTTGACCCTGTAGGTGGCGGAAACTCAGCATTAGGCAGCAGAACCGTTGGATTAGATATTACGGCAGTAGCTGGCAAAGTTACAGTGAGTACAAACTAATGGCTTGGACACTAACAACGCTGAAAAGCACCATTCAGGATTATTTACAAAATACAGAAACAACTTTTGTTAATGATCTTTCTACTATTATTATTCAAGCTGAAAATAGAATACTTAAATCTGTTCAGTTACCTAATTTCAGGAAGAACAGCACAGGCACAATGACCAGCGGAAATGCTTATCTAAATACCCCAACCGATTTTATGGCTCCGTATTCTTTAGCTCTTGATAATAGCGGCTATGAATATTTACTTTTTAAGGACGTTAATTTTATCCGAGAGGCATATCCAGTTTCATCAACAACTGCAACGCCAAAGTATTACAGTATTTTTAGCGACAGTAGTTTTATTGTTGGGCCAACGCCTGATAGCAATTATGCGGTTGAGCTTCATTATTTTTACAAACCTATATCTATTACTGCTTCGGCAGATGGAACAAGTTGGTTAGGCGATAATGCAGAAACAGCATTGCTTTACGGATGTCTTGTTGAAGGTTATACCTTTATGAAGGGTGAACAAGATATGCTCGCGGTTTATCAAAAGCAATATGATGATGCTTTAATGCAACTGAAGTCTTTAGGTGAAGGTTATAGCACGACAGATAATTACAGAAGTGGAGCTGTAAGGGCGCGTAAAATATAATGTTAGGATTAAATTCAATAGTAGAACCTGGTATTTGTGAAGTTCACACAACGGAGCATCGAGGTTTTACTTCAGAAGAAATTGCAAAAAGATCAGTAGGAAAAATTGTTTCTATTGCAGAAAGTGCTGATCCAGCAGTTAGAGAGCAAGCAGAAGCATTTAAAAACAGACTTTTTCATGTGATTGTAAAAGCCTGCAATGACGCAATTCAGAGCGATAGAACTACATTATCAAGTCTTTTAACACAACAAGGCCATAATGATATGGCGGATATTTTGAGGAAAATCTGATGGCAATTACACAAGCAGTAGCAACAAGTTTTAAGAGTGAGCTGCTCCAAGGTATTCATAATTTTCATAATGGGTCTGGTGGAGGAACTACAACTACAACAGGTACAGGCAATACGTTTAAAATAGCTCTTTATACCTCAAGTGCTACTTTAGCTGCATCGACTACTGCCTACGCAACCACAAATGAGACTTCTGGAACAAATTATACAGCAGGAGGAAATACCCTTACAAATGTTGATCCTTCAGCTTCAGGAACGACTGCGCTTACAGATTTTGCAGATACAACGTGGTCTTCGGCTACAGTCACTGCAAATGGCGCATTAATTTATAATTCAAGCACGACAGCAGGTTCAGCAAACAGAGCAGTAGTTGTCCTTGCTTTTGGCGGCGATAAAACTTCAACGGCAGGTGATTTTACAGTTTCATTTCCGGCAGCAGATGCCAGTAATGCGATTATTAGAATCGCCTAAGAGTTAAATGTGGCTCAAAATGCAAAAGTTGCATATCAAGGGTGGTCTTCAAGCAATATTTCTTGGGGCGAAAGCACTTGGGGTAATGCAGAAGAAGCGATATCTGGCTCAACAGCCTCTGTTGGAACAGTCACTGTTTCAGCTAATGCCTGTATCTGCCCAGTTACCGGAAATTCAGTTACCGCAAGCACTAACTCGGTTACTGTTACAGGTACTGCTGTTGTCTCAGCCACTAGTCCCGCCCTTACTTTATCGCTTGGCAGCATTTCTCTCGAAACGAACAATACAATTGACGTTACTAGTGATGCGTCTACCTTATCGACTAGTTCAGTTACTGTTGATGCAAAAGCAGGCGTATCTGTTACAGGTAACGAAGTCGAGGTTTTTACAACTAATGTATTGGTCTGGAGTATGGTTGACACTGACCAGACACCAAGCTGGACATCTATATCAATATCACAAACTCCTGATTGGAAAGAGGTAGCATAATGGCAAGTACCTATGTAAATGATTTAAGACTTAACGAAATGGCTACCGGAGATGGTAGTGGAACGTGGGGTACAACAACCAACACAAACTTAGAGTTAATAGGCGAAGCACTCGGTTATGGGACTGAGGGTATAACCACAAACGCGGATACGCATACCTCCACGGTCGCCGACGGTGCCACTGACCCCGTTCGAGCCATGTTTGTTAAATATACAGGCACACTAGACTCAGCTTGTACGATCACCATTGCTCCTAACACTGTAAATAGAATGCAGTTTATTGAGAACGGAACAAGTGGTTCTCAAAATATCATTATTTCCCAAGGCTCTGGCGCTAATATCACGATACCTCCAGGTGATGTGAAGGCTGTTTACTTAGATGGGGCAGGTTCTGGCGCAGCAGTAGTTGATGCTTTTGCCAGCCTTAATGTTGTAGATCTCAAAGTACAAGACGATTTAACGGTTACTGATGATTTAACTGTTGGTGGTGATATCGATGTTGACGGGACTAGTAACCTCGATATCGTTGATATTGATGGCGCAACACAAGCAGACGGAACGATCACGGTAGGCGTAGACGATACAGGTTATGATGTTAAGTTCTTTGGGGCCACCTCTGGGTCTTACCTG